AATGTAAATAGGTGATATATGACTAAATTTAAAGGGATAACACTTAATGTATTAATACTAATAGGTGTATTTGCTTTACTAATTTTGACTCAATCATGCGGTACTGTTTCAGGTATCGGACAAGACATTCAGGATATGTCTGATTGGTCAAAAGACAAACTCACAACTACAATGGAAGCTCAAGAAGTTTCAGAAAATAGTTGGGTAGAAGAAAATTATAAAGGAGGTGATGATAATGATAAAATCGTATCAAAAGAAATTAGGTAGTCTGGCACTTGTCAGTTTACTTGGTTCATGTGCCGCTAGCATTGATGAACCACCTTCTTTAGTTTCAACACCTGAAGTTGAATATAAAACTAAAAAAGTAGAGAGTGCAGTTAGTATTATACCAGATTGGTATAAACAATTACCTGAAGAAGAAAATATGATATATTCTTCTGGTAGTGCAACAGCACCAGACTTACAACTTTCTGTCGATATTGCTGTAATGAACGCTAAAACAGTTCTTGCAGATAGAATCAATGGTAAGTTAGATAGTATGACAAAACAGTTTGTTGCCAAAATGGGTACTAATGATGCTGATACTTCAGTATTAGAAGAACTTGAAAAAGTAACAAAAAATGTGATTGCATCTGTTGATGTGGCTGGTTATAAAGTCAAAGAAATGGAAGTCTATCCTACTGGTGTTCAATATCGTTCTTTTGTTTTACTTGAATATTCTGATAAAGAAGCAAGTAAAATAATCATGAACAAATATTGAAAATGAATTGAGTAAGATTTCAGAACCTCAACCTTTACCAGAACTAAATGTTGCAGAAATGCCTGCGATTGGTCCTGATAATACATGGGTTACTGAATAATGAAAATTGTACTAATAACAATTTTTTTATCAATTAGTTCATTATCTGTCGCATATTCAGATGATATTTCTAATAAGAATATTGGCCAGGGTGCAGGTGCCTTTATAGGTATTCTGTCTGGTCAATTACTTGAAGTTAATAATCCTTATGCACTTGCCACTGGCGGATTATTAGGTATGTTTGTTGGCGGTAAAGTCGGAGAACATTATGATAGGGTTGAAAGTATACATCTTAAAGAAGAATTAAGATGTAAACAATTCATAACTGGTGATAATAGAAAAGGCGTTGCTTGTCGAGAAAATGGTGAATGGGTGGTGCAAGACATAGGAGAATAATATGTGGATTGCAATCGGACTATTAGGGTATTTTGCTTTACCTTATGCGACCAATTTAATTGGTCTTTAGAAAATGGGGCTTCGGCCCCATTTTTTTTGGAGAAGTATTATTATATAGTTATTCGTATATTTTTTATAATTATCATTCAGAAAAAAAATACCAATTTAATTTAGAAAAAAGGTTGACTTTGTTCTTAAAACAGTGTACAATATAATTTTAACAATGAAAAGAGAGAGAAAATATGACCTTAGAGAAAAGTTATGAAATGCCTGAAGTTTTAGATTCTGAAATAAGTGAGGCAATTACAGTGGTTTTGTCAACTTTAACTCCTAAAGAAGAAAGAGTTCTAAGAATGAGATTTGGTATTGGTTTGAATACTGACTACACTTTGGAAGAAGTTGCACAACATCTTTCAGTATCAAGAGAGAGAATAAGACAAATTCAAGCAGTAGGTCTAAGAAAGATAAGAAATACATCAAGAGTAGATATTTTAAAAAATGTTGCATAAGGGGGTTGACTTTGTTATAAAAACAGATATACTATACCTATGATAACAAATAACGCTGAAACAAAAAGGAGAAATATATTATGGTAGCAGCAGTTGAAACAATGGCATATGCAGGTGAACTTCCTTGGCATGGTCTAGGTACAAAAGTACCAAACGATTTATCAACAGACCAGATGTTAGAAGCATCAGGTTTAAATTGGTCGGTAGAGAAACTTCCGTCTTTTGTAACAAATCCGTTTAATGCAAAAGTACAAGAAACCGGTTCTTATTCTTTAATAAGAAGTTCTGATTTTAAAGTTCTTGCACCGAATGTTGGTAAGAATTGGAATCCTGTTCAAAACAAAGAAGCATTTGATTTCTTTGCAGAGTATGTAGAACAAGGTGATTTAGAAATGCATACTGCCGGTTCTTTAATGGGCGGCAAAGTGGTATGGGCTCTTGCTAAAATTAAACAAGGTTTTGAATTGTTTAAAGGTGATGAAGTAGAAAATTATATGTTATTTTCTAACCCACATCAGTTCGGTAAATCAATCGACATTAGAATGACTCCGATTAGAGTTGTATGTAATAATACATTAACTTTATCTTTAAGTCAATCTAGTGATAAAATGGTTACAATGACTCATAGAAAACAGTTTGATGCTGAAGTTGTTAAAGAACAACTTGGTATTGCTAGAGAAAAACTAGATAACTATAAGACTATGGCTGAGTTCTTAGGCAAAAAAAGATATACTACTGAGAAACTTGTTGAGTATCTTAATACAATTTATCCATCTAATATTAAAGATGAAGATATTAAAGACAAGTCTGTTCCAACAACATTCAATGCAAAACAAGCATATGAAGTTATTGAAACACAACCTGGTAGTAAATATGCAAAAGGTACTTGGTGGCAAGCTTTTAATGCAGTAACTTTTTCTACTGACCACTTACAAGGTCAAAGTGCTGACGGCAGATTAACTTCTGCATGGTACGGTAGAAATAGAAGACTAAAACTAAAAGCATTAGATAATGCTCTTAAAATGGCAGAACTTGCATAAATAAGATATGAGAGCGGTTCATAAGCCTCTCATCTACTGCAACAATAAGACCTATCCTGTTGCAGAAAATATAGAGTTTTTTGGGTTCTCTTATAAAAACCCTTATATATAATAATGAGTTGCCTTTTAGGGACTCTAATTTTAATCTTGCTTAAAGAAGGAGATAAACATGAATACTTTAGCAACAATAGACAGAAATCGTCTAACCCCCTTTACAGTTGGTTTTGATAGTTTACTAGATAGACTATTTGAAACTGATACTCATTCAACTGGTGGATTCCCACCTTATAATATCATAAAAAATGATGATTATAATTACTCTATTGAAATGGCTCTTGCTGGTTACAGTAAGAAAGATTTAGAGATTGAATTAAAAGAAGGCGTGCTTTCTGTTAGTTCAAAAGAAAATGAAGAAAAACTTGATGAAGAAACTACTTTAATTCATAAAGGTATTTCTCATAGACACTTTAAAAGAAGTTTTACTTTATCAGATGAGATGAAAGTGAAAGATGCAACGATGAAAGATGGTATGTTAATTATATCATTAGAAAGAATTGTGCCTGACCACAAGAAACCTCAAATGATTGAAGTAAAATAATTTAATTAGGTACATGGTTGACATTCTGACAAAGTAATGTTACTATGTACCTATCATGCGGAAGTAGTATAAAAGTATTATATTTGATTCCAATCAGAAGAAGGTGGTGCGATACCACCCTTCCGCTCCAATTTTATAATGTAACAAATGATTCTAAATAAACAAGATTCGATATTCGCCGCTACAAAACTGATTAATTATTTCAAAGATTTTAATCGTATTGACGATTACTTTCGTGCAAGAAAAATGGAAAGAATTAAAAATCTTCCTATTTCTTTGCCTGGTTTCGGACTTGAAAATGATATGTTTCAATCATACGATATGAATCCAGAAGATATGAACTTTGAGGTTTCTATTGCTGAAACAAAAACATTTGATACAATGCTTGAAATGATAGCATCATTTTCACCAGACAATGCACCTGGTAAAGAAATGAAACTTATTGTCAAAGAAACAAATACAAATACAGTTGTTGGTTTTATTAAATTAGGTTCACCCTTGATTAATTCAAAACCTCGTAATGATTATTTGGGCGGTGTTCCAGATTTACCTATTTTCAATAAGCGTGCTATTATGGGTTTTAATATTGTGCCTGTTCAACCATTCGGTTATAATTATCTCGGTGGTAAACTGATGGCTGCAATTTGCAATTCTCATAAAGTTAGAAGAATGTTAAATCAAAAATATGATACAGAGTTTTGTTTGTTTGAAACTACAAGTCTGTATGGCAACATCAAAGGCGCCTCTATGTATGACGGCATGAGACCATTTCTAAGATACAAAGGTGACACTCAATCTAAATTTCTACTAACATTAGGCGAAGAAATATATTTCGAGATGAGGGATTGGTTTACTGATAAAAATAATGGTGAAGATTTAATTCACAAAGGTGCATCTTCTCGTAAACTTAAAATGCAGACTAAAATGGTCGGTGTTATCAAAGCAAGTTTAAAACTACATGATACAAAAGCATACGAAATATTTAGTAAACAAATTGCTAAAGCAGGTGATGTGACCACACAAAAAAGATTTTATATGGGTGAATACGGATATGCAAATGCAAAAGATGTATTACTAGGTAAAACAGATACTTTATCAAAGGCAGAAAACTTTGATAGATTTGAACTTGAGAATATTGTTAAGTGGTGGAAGAAAAACGCCACTAAACGATATAACAAGATGATTGCAGAAAACAAAGTTCGTAAAGAACTAGAAATCTGGAATCAAGATACTATGAATAAAATTGACATTATCAGATAAAGATGGTTGACAAATAATAATTCATAGTATATTATGATAGTTAAATAACAATTAAGTGAGAAAGATTATATTATGAACATGACGAAAATTGAAGTAAAAATCATTGACGGTAAGACTTGTGTTAGGGCAAAAGACCTAAAACCAAATCCTACTAATGAAAAAATCTATGACCAATCAGCAATGAATGATATTGGTCAATCAATGAGAAAGAGAACAAAAAAAGGATTAATTGCAAATATGCAACCAGTAACCTATTGGCCTTGTGGAACGATTGATATGGGCCATACAAGAACTGGTGCTGCTGTAGAAAATGATATTGAATATATCTGGGCAATTCCAAGTGATGCACCACTACCAGATTCATCTGCTCCATATGATGAAGTATCTCATACTTTAGATGGTAACATTGTTAGACAAAAAGTTTGGAGTGTTAAACTTGGTGAATATCAGGCAGCAAAAGATGCATACAGAAAACAATATGGTTATGATATGCCTTCTCTTGAGAGAGATGGTGTTTTAAAAAGAATTGGACTAACAAAAAAGTATTGCAGATATCTGGAAGAAATTAGACACTTTCAATCAGACTTGATGCAAGTTGTTGATAATGGTGGTAGTGTTGAACATACTTGGAAACTTGCTACTGGTAAGTTAGGTGCAAATGTAACTCCTGCTAAAAAGAATGGAATGAATCTCGCTTCATTATTTTCTGATACAAGAGTGCAAAGTAAATTGATTGGTAAAGCAATCAAATATGCACAAGACATTAGAGAATTGTCAGTGAAGTTTAAAGATTTTGAGGTATCACCTTTTGGGAATGACGAATGTGGTAAATGGGAGTCTGGTGCTTTCACTACATTTTTAAGTCATACCTTTATGAGTGCTGCCGCTGGTTGTCTTAAAGAGATGGGTTATAATGTAAGAACTGCATCTGGACATAGAGATGACCCAGATATCTATTTAATTGATGATGATGAAAAGATTGAGGTTAAGTGTACACAATTCAATGGTCACGGTGCTGCTACTAAATGGAGTGGTGGTAAAAATGTCAGAGAGGGTAAATATATTCTAGTTACACATGATGTTGACTTTCAAAACATCTTTGTTGCCTTTTCCTCTTTAGATGTTGATGATTGGGGTAATCCAGACATTAACAATAAAAAAACTATGAAACTTAGTGATTGGTACATGAACCATAAAGATGATAAGGATTTGCAAATCTGGAAAGGTAATGTGCAGAATATAAAAACTAATAAAATGAAAGAAGGACAAGTACAGATGATGTTGTCGCCAGTCAATGAACCTATTTGATTTAAATAGAGAAAAGAAACTACAAAACACTGTTAGGGTACTTGTGTACCCTAACATTACTTTTCAAGAAGACTTAGAAAAAGATAGTTACATACAGGTCATTAAAAAACAAATTTCTTTATTAAATGAAATTAGAGATGACTTGTGGTTCTATCTTATCTTACCATGCTCTATGCCTTCTTTACAATTTAAAAATGCATCACAATATATTTTGCCATTACCAACATACCCACCTACAATGAGGTCACATTTTGATGTACCTAAAATGACAAAAATATTAAATAACGAATTAGATTTTGATTTAGTAATGACACATTTACCAGAGCATACTCATGCTCTTAAAAATGTATTATATAATGTAACACATCATACACCTCAGTTTTTTGGTTATTCACATTGGTTTGATTTAAAAGAAGTTGTTGCATGGTCAAAAGATAGTTTCTTACAGAACATTACTGGATTACTAGAATATGATAGATGTTATCTTAATACACAACATCAAAAAGATTTAGTATTGAATCAAGCAAAAGAAACATTTAATGATAATATTACTATTCCAAAATTAGATAAGATACTTGTACCACAACATTTAGGTGTTGATAAAAAAGATATAATAAGTGAAATAAACCCAGAGCCTGAAAAGATAATTGTCTTTAATCATAGACCAGATACTTACAAACACTTTAAAGAATTTATTGAAGTCACAGATATGTTATGGAAGAAAAGACAGGATTTTAAAGTATGGGTGCCGTTATTAGGTAAACCAAATCGTGATTATGTCATTACAGATAAGGGCGATAAAAAATGGTATTATAAACAATTACAAAAATGTTGTGTTGGGTTTTCACCAAAACAAACCTATGGTGGTTGGTCTGTTTCAACAACAGATGGCATGATGAATGGTGTGCCATATATTATGTACGATGATACTTATTATCATGAATTATATTCACAAGGTATTTTCTTTACTAAACATGAATCAGCATGTGAATTATTAAACATGTTTCTTGATGATACAAATTGTAGAAATCAAAAGGCACAAGAATCACTTGATTGGATAAGTAATCATCTAATCTATAAAGATAAAATGATAGAGATGTCTGAATATATGTCCAGACTTATTAAAGAAACTCGTATGGTAAAAGATACTGATAAATTTAAAGAAATTGTTAGTTGGATTAAATCTGCTGGCACACTATCTAAAAAAGAAATAATAGGAGAGTTAGGTTGGGGTAGAGGTATTAAATTCACACCTTATCGTAGAGCTCTTATGAATCATTCAAACATATTCGATGTAAACGAATCTGAACCCAAATACTGCTGGGTGAATGATTATCAGGATTACCTATTGACAAAAATTTAATTATAATATATAATGAATTTATGAAAAAAATAGATAATGTAAACCACCCACCACATTACAATCAACAAAAAGTTGAATGTATAGATGCAATAGAATCTGCAACTGGTGAGGGCTTTGAAAACTATCTTCAAGGTAATATTATAAAATATATCTGGAGATATAATTACAAAAACGGTACTGAGGACTTAAAGAAAGCCCAATGGTACTTAAATAAACTTATTGAAGTGAAGGAAAATAAATAATGAAATTATCATCTCAAACTAAAGAAGTGCTAAAAAACTTTAGTACCATAAATCAGAACATTATGATTCGTTCTGGTAATACACTTAAAACAGTTTCTGCTATGAAAAATATAGTTGCAACTGCACAAGTTCCAGACAGTTTTACTCAAGAGGTGCCTGTCTATAATCTAAACGAATTTCTATCAGTACATAGTCTTTTTAAAGAACCAACATTAACCTTTGATGATAAGTTTATGACAATATCAGAAGAGGGTGGGTCTTCAAGTTGTAAATATCATTATTCAGACCCATCTGTTATCGTAACAGTTGAGAAAGATATTAGTATGCCTTCAATAGAACTTGAAACAGTTTTCACAGAAGAGATTCTAAAACAAATTACAAATGCCGCCGGCACTCTTGGTGTTACAGATTTAGTTCTTACAGGCAAAAAAGACTCTGATGTTCAATTAAAAATTAAAGATAAAAAGAATGTTGCTTCAAACAATTTTGCAATTAACATGGGCAAGAAAAGTACAGCAGATTTTGAGTTCTTTTTTAAAGTAGAAAATCTTAAACTATTACCTGGCAATTATAATGTTCAAGTATCATCAAAAGGTATTAGTTATTTTAAACATCAAACTTTTGATGTATCATATTTTATAGCGTTAGAACCAGAATCTACTTATTCAGCATAGGAAAGTTTAATGAAAGAAACTTTCTTATGGGTAGAAAAGTATAGACCTAAAACTATACAAGATTGTGTCTTGCCTAAAGACATGAAAAAGACCTTTTCTGAATTTGTTAAAAAGGGTATACCTAATTTATTATTAACGGGTGGTGCAGGAGTTGGTAAGACAACTGTTGCTAAAGCCATGTTAGATGAAATAGGTTATGATTATATTCTTATTAATGGTTCTGAAGAATCAGGTATTGATGTTCTTCGTAACAAGATGAAAAACTTTGCTTCTACTATGTCATTAGAAGGTAGTAGAAAATTTATCATTATTGATGAGGCAGACTATTTAAATCCTCAATCAACACAACCAGCACTTCGTGGTATGATAGAAGAGTTTCATAAGAACTGTGGTTTTATTCTTACTTGTAATTTTAAGAATAGAATTATTGACCCATTACATAGTCGTTGTAGTGTTGTAGAATTTTCAGTACCAAAAGAAGAAAAGCAAACTCTTGCACAAGACTTTATGAAAAGTGTTAAGAATGTTCTTACAACAGAGAACATTGAACATGATGATAGAGTAATTGCAGAATTAATTATGAAGTTTTTTCCTGATTGGCGAAGATGTTTAAATGAATTACAAAGATATTCAGTGTCTGGTAAAATAGATGGTGGCATACTTGTAAATCTTTCTGAAAAGAATATGAAAGATTTAATCTTGTTCATGAAAGAAAAAGACTTTAAAAGTGTTCGTAAATGGTGTGTTAATAATTTAGATAATGACCCTACACGAATCTTTAGAAAAATATATGATAATCTATATCATTATTTTGAAGGTGGTCATTCTATTGCTACTTCTGTATTAATACTTGCTGACTATCAATATAAATCTGCCTTTGTTGCAGACCAAGAAATAAACTTACTTGCTTGTTTAACTCAGATAATGGGTGAGTGTAAATTTAAATAGGAGACTATATTATGACTGAGAAATCAAAATTTGATGATGTTCCAGGACAATTAAAACAACCAGAAGTTGTCGGTGAAGAACAAACAGGATTAAAAAGTACAACAGGTTCTGAATCTTTAGATAAACTTGTACAAGACATGAGCATGGCATTGGTTATGAAACCTGCTATAACAATGTTAGAAATATTTTTACCAGAATATGTAGTAGATGAGATTAATAATTATCTCGATGAGAAAAGAAAAATCTTACCAAGTTTTGCAAACGAACTTGTCGGTCAAATTAAAGCTCATGATGATTCTGCACAATTAGATATGGATATTAAAAATGATGGCCCACCCAAAGGTCTTGCAAATCTTTCTGAGGGTTTTGTAAAAACTTATTTACAGACTCAAGGTATATCTGAAGCAAAACCAAAATGTGTTTCTATGTGGAGTGTTCATAGTTATGAGGGTGATTACAACCCTATTCATGACCATGGGTTAAAAACCATGATGGGAATGTCTATGATACTTTATTTAAAAGTACCACCACAAATAGAAAAACTACCTGGTAGTGTAAAAGACTTTGAAAGTGGTTCTCATAAAGTTGCTTTAAATGATTCCGCAGGTATGACAGATGGCTTTACATTTTTTAGTTGGGGTGCTAATCATAGCTCTCAAGATATAAGAATGGGTAAATTTGTTACTGAATCTTTTGTTAAACCAGAAGTTGGTAAACTATTAATGTTTCCAAACTGGTTAAAACATGCTGTTTCTCCTTTTTATGGTGAGGGCGAAAGAAGAAGTTTATCTGCTAATTTTGAAATTGAAACAACACAAGCAGCGATTGTAAATGACCAAAAACATTATATCATTGGGGGTCCGTTAAAAAATAATCAAACTGCAGCCAAGGAAATATAATGGAAACTTTTATACATCAAGCATTAATGTCAGATACCTCTCTTTGTGATGATATGATTTCATATCATAAATCAAAAGCTGATGCAAAGTTTGAATACAC